GAAATTTATGGTAAAGTTTCTGGTGTTTGGAAATTAGTCTTTGCTGCTTTTACTTCAACTTCATTACAAACATTAAGTTCTGGTTCAGGAACATTTACAGTACCTGATGGTGCTAACGCAATTCACATTCAAGCAAGTGTTGGTGGCGGAGGTGGAGCTGCTGGTGGTGTAAGTTACGATAGAGCTGGTGGAGAATCATCAGGAGCAGGTGGTGGATCAGGTGCTTATGTATCTGATAAAGTATTTACTGTAACTGAAGGTGAAACAATATCTTATGCAATAGGTGGAGGAGGTGCTGCAGGAAATCAAACAGCAAACTTTGGTCAACCTAAAACAGGTAGTGCTGGAAGTAATACAACTTTATCAGGATCTTCTGCTGGAGCAATATTTACACTTGCTGCTGGTGGTGGAGCAAGTGGTATAAACGGAGGTGTTCAAGGTCCGTTAAGAACAAATATTGCAGGAACTGCAGGTAGTGCTACTATAAATGGAACAGCTATTAGTTCAGGAAATTTTAGAGACACTGATGGATCAACAAAATCGGTTACTACTTTAACAAGTGGTCCTGTTGGAACTTTTAATCAATCTGGTAATGGTGTTGCTGGAAACAATAATGGAAACTGCAGTGGAGATAACTGTCAAATTGGTGGCTCTACAGGTGCTGCTTCTTATGCAGGAAATATTGCAGGCGGTGCAGGTTCCCCCCAAGGAGGTTCAACAGGTGGTTCAGCAGGTACTCGTGGATCAGGTGGTGGTGGAGGTGGAGCTCAATATGGAAATGAATCAGTGACAGGCCGTGCTGAAGTAGGTGGAGCAGGTGAAATTCAATATAGATTTTTGAGGGTCAACTAATGCCACTAACAAATGTAAGAATAGCACCAGGAATTAATAAAGCAGATACCCCATCGGGTGCTGAAGGACAATGGATAGATGGAGATTTTATTAGATTCAGATATGGTCAACCCGAAAAAATTGGTGGTTACACAGCAATTGGAGGAGAAACTATTTCAGGACCAACACGTGCTCAACATACTTGGAATGATTTAGAAGGCAGAAGATATGCAGCACTAGGTACATCAAAAGCATTATACATTTATTACGAAGATAAATTTTACGATATTACTCCACTAGCAACAGCAATCACAGGTGCAACTTTTACAAGTACTAACGGATCAAATATTATAACTGTAAATAAATCAAGTCATGCTTTAGACATTGGAGAATATATAACATTCACTTCTGTAACTTTACCTGGTGGTGGGGCTACAGGTTTTACTGTAGCAAATTTTCAAGATTTTACCTATGAAATTTTAACAGCACCTAATGCAAATAGTTTTACAATTCAAATGAAATCTAATGAATCCGGCACAGGAATGACTGCAGCTGGAAGTGCATCAATCAATCCTTACGAAGAAGTGGGCCCAACAATTCAAACTTATGGTTATGGTTGGGGTACAGGTACTTGGAGTAGGCTTACTTGGGGATCAGGTACAACTAGCTCAACTATTATTCTAGATCCAGGTTCGTGGTCTTTAGATAACTTTGGAGAACAATTAATAGCAACTATTAAAGATGGTAAAACATTTACTTGGAATCCAGGTGTGTCCAACCCATTAGATCAAAGAGCAAGTATTATGGTAGGTGCTCCAACTTCTACAAGATTAACTATTACTTCAGATAGAGACAGGCATGTAGTTCACTTTGGTACAGAAACAACTATTGGAGATGTTTCTACACAAGACCCTATGTTTATTAGATTTAGTGATCAAGAAAATTATAACATCTATCAACCTACCTCTATAAATACTGCAGGAACGTTTAGATTGGATACGGGTAATAGGATTGTAGCTGCTATTTCAGGTAAAGATTACAATTTAATTTTAACAGACCAAGCTGCTTATCAAATGCAATTCGTAGGACCACCTTTTACTTTCTCAATAAGACAAGTAGGTTCTAACTGTGGGTGTATTGGACAACATGCTGCTGTTTATGCAGATGGTAAAGTTTTCTGGATGGGTGCAGGAGGAGGATTTTTTGTATTTGATGGTACGGTTAAATTACTTCCATCACTTGTTGAAGATTTTGTATTCACGACCACCGGATCTAATGAAGGTATTAACTATTCCTCTAATGAAATTATTTATGCTTCACACAATTCTTTATTTAATGAACTAGTTTGGTTTTATCCAGCAGGTACTCCTTCAGGCAGTCCAGCAGTTCAAAACGATAAATCAGTAGTATATAACTATGTAGAGAACAATTGGTCTATAATGACTTTAGCTAGAAGTTCTTATGCAGATGCTAGTACTTATGATGTACCTTATGCTACAGAATATAACTCAACGAACACTCCAACGATTGCAAATTTAAGTGGTGCAACTAATACTTTTGGTTCTTCTTTATACTATGCCCATGAGATTGGTAATAATGAAATATCTTTAAATGGAACGGAGACACCAATACCAGCTTACATTCAATCTGGGGATTTTGATTTACCTACAGGCGGTGATGGAGAGAACATGTTAAGGCTAAGTAGATTTATACCCGACTTTAAAAACCTTCAAGGGAATGCGGTGGTTACAATATTTTTAAAAAATTATCCTGTAGATTCTGGAACCTCTTCTCAATTAGGTCCTTTTACAATAAATGCTAATACAGAAAAAATAGACACAAGAGCTAGAGGAAGATTAGCTAATATTAAAATACAAAATACAGCTGTTGACGAAACGTGGAGATTTGGTACGTTCAGAGCAGATGTCAATCCAGATGGAAAAAGATAATGGCTAAGATAAACGTATATGTACCTGAACCTCCTGCGGAATATAGTCCTGAAGGGTTTAGACAAATTAACCAAGCACTTGAAACTGTTGAAAATCAATTAAATACTTCTTATCAAGAAGACTTAAAACAAGAAGTAGAAAGGTTCACTTGGTTTAATGGCTAATATATATAAAAAAGTAAACACAGATTTAATAACTAATACTGAACAAAGTGTTTATACAGCAGCAAGTAATACTAGATCATTAGTTAAATCTATCCATGTTTATAATGAAGGCGCTGGAGATGCCGTTGTAACAATTAAAATTACTTCAGGGTCTACTTATTTCTATAGTAAAAAAACTATAGCTGCCGAGGCTAATCATGAGTTTATTGTTAATATTTTAATCTTAGAAGAGAATGATGTGTTAAAGATGCTATCAGATATTACTGGACCAGACGTTACGATTAGTTTATTAGAAATAAACAGAGACGACCAAAATGGCTAAAAAATTTAAAGAGCACCATGACAGAGATAGGCCTAAAAAGAGAGGGCCTCGAAAACATAAGAAGTCTTTGTCAAAAAGTGAGAAACGTCAAAAAAGATTGAAGCGTTATAAGGGTCAGGGAAAAGGCTAGACAAAAATTGTCAATAAAGGTATAAAAAAGAATGTCTGATTTAATTAAAATACCCGCAGAAGCAAAAGAAATTATTAAACATAAAAGAACAGGCAAAGTGTATGCTAGTAAAACTGATTTTGATAACGATGTTGCTGATGCCAATACTGATACTACTGTGGACGACTTTAGACAAGACCTTGAAATCAAGGTTACTAAAGTTACTATGGGAGCTGCTACCAAAAAATAATGGATCCTAGAGGCGCAACCGAACTGCAAATGGAAATGCTTCATAAGCATGTTTCAAAAGAGTTATTAGATCAAGTTCAAATTTGTACATCTATACCTGGTAAAGTTCCAATAGATCCAAACAAATTAAATATTCTTTGGCAAAAAAATTCTTGGGATCAACCTAATTTACAAGAATTTTTTAATAACAAAGAAAGACACAAAGAATATGATTGGTATGTGTTTAATAGTCATTGGAATTATGAAAAATTTAGAATGATGTTTGATATACCCACAGAAAAATCATTAGTAATTAAAAATGGAATAGAAGAATTTCCAATTAGAAAAATATACAAACGAGGAACTCCTATTAAATTAGTTCACCACTGCACACCTTGGAGAGGTTTAAATGTATTACTAAGAGCCATGCAAGAAGTTGAGAATCCAAACATAACCTTAGATGTTTATAGTTCTTGTAAAGTTTATGGGTCCGAATTTGAAAAATCTACTGAAAAAGATTTTGAGCCTTTGTATGAACAAGCTAGGAAATTATCTAATGTTAATTATATTGGTTACAAACCACATGAATACATAAAAGAAATGATGCCTAATTATGATATGTTTGTATACCCATCTATATTTGAAGAAACATCATGTACTTCTGCTTTAGAAGCTTTAGCATCAGGAGTTCACGTTATTACCAATAATTTTGGGGCCTTGTATGAAACTTGTGCAGAGTGGCCTGTATATATAAACTACTCAAAAAATTATGAACAAATGGCTAAGGATACAGCAGAAGCTATTAATGTAGCCTCTTCTTATTTGCACGAAGGTTTTATGCAAGAACATTTGGAGGAACAACAAAAGTTTTATAAAAGATTTTATAACTGGGAAAAAAAGGGTATGGAATGGACAAACTTTTTGAAAGGAGCCTTAGATGAAAGAAACAGTAAATGAAGATACTTATCAAACACTTAAAGAAATAGAGGTAACATCATACGAAAAAGCTACTTTACCTATGTGGAAACCGGACACCGGACAAAAAGATAATAAAAAAATAATTAAATCACCCTATAGCCTAATGGTTTGCACACCTTGTCATAGTGATGTCACTATGCATTACACACAAGCTGTATTGGAACTACAGCAATTATGTATAAAAAAGGGAATAAAAATTACATTTACTTTGTTAAAATCTTCTTTAATTACTCAAGGAAGAAACCTATGTGTTTCATCTTTTTTAGAGTCTCCATGCACACATATGTTATTCATAGATTCAGACATATACTTTAGAGCAGAATCTATTTTTAAAATGTTAGATTTAGATAAAGAATTAATATCTATTCCATACCCTCTTAAGACAATGATGTGGGATAAACTTTATAAAAAATTTAATGAAGGTGCAGTTAAAAAGGCTAGGGACATTCATAGATTTTTAAATACTTACCCTATGAAAGTAGAAAACCCAGATGACATAAAGTTAGACAATGGTGTTATGGAAGTTACACATAGTCCTACAGGATGTATGTTAATTAAAAGAAGTGTCTTTGATAAAATGATAAAGAAGTATCCAGATAAAAATATAGTCCAAAAGACAGTGATAAACGGTGAGTATGTAGATAGACCTAATTTATGGAACTTTTTTGATTGTATACATGACCCCGAAACTAAGACTTATATGGGTGAGGATTTTTCTTTTTGTAAGCTTTGGAAAGATATTGGAGGTACCTGTTATGTTTATGTCAATGACCCAATCATCCATGTTGGAGAACATCAGTATGAAGGTTGTTTTGCCGATGAGTTGAAACCGGCTAAGTAAAATGGTATTATTCAGAACTTAGATCTTAAAAGGAGAATATATTTAATGATACCCTATATACTTGCAGCCTACGGAGGATACCAAGGTTATAAAAATGCAAAAAAATCTGGAGCTTCTGGATTAGGAAGACTTTTCGGAGCTGCTGCAGGAGCTTATGGTGGTTACACTTTAGGAGCCGGTGGTATGAATGCTATTGGTATGCAAAATTCATATACTCCATTTTTACAAACACAAGTAGGTAAAAGTTTTTCTGGAATGTTACCCGCAAGTATGCAGTCAAATCAGCTACAACAAGAAATAGCCTCTGGTGTAAATAATCAAAGAGGAGGTGGATCTATTTTAGATATTTTAAAAACTGATGGCCAATATAGCCCGGGAAAAGTTTCAGCTGCAATAGGTGCTGGTACTTATTTAAGTGGTGCCTTTAATCAAGACCCGGTAGACATGTACACTCCTGGATATAACATGGGTTATCTAGACATGAAAGAACAGAGACCTGGCTATACTTACATAGACCCGGAAACCGGACAAGAAAGAGCATACGAAAAAATTTACTCTCCAGAAGAAGCAGGACGAGGTGATCCAAGAGTAGGTCCTTATTCTTATAGTGTACAAAAATTCAATACTGGAGGAATAACAAATATTAAAAAATTTAATGAAGGTGGTGTTAACTATCTTCCATCAAAAGTTTCACATGACGAAAATGATTCTAATAATTATGTTAGAGCATCTGGTTATGTAG